ACCAAGCACTGGCTTCCCACCCGGATGTATAAATTCCCTAAATTCCAAAAGGTCTTGGCTGCCATGCAAGCCCTCCCCAATGTCATGGTGCGGTATAGCTCTGATGCTGTGGACGGCTCATATACACCTGGCGTCCATGGCAGCACCATTGTACCTAGTGCGGATGCTGCACCTGCTGGTGTCACGGTGTGCCAAGCATACAACCAAGGCGGCAAGTGCTTGGATTGCCGTGCATGTTATGACAAGCAGGTGGCGGTTATCGGATATCCCGCTCACGGCAAGAAAATGGCGAAGGTTATACGGATAGCGGTTGCGGCCTGATATAAGCGTAAGACCCCGGAGGGGCTGCTCATCGGCTGCGGGGTCCTATGTGACCCCCTTTTTTTGGCTATTGGATCCAGCAGTGCCATGGTGGTGGGAACCCCATGGGGCGGTGCGTTAGCTAAAAAAGCTCCACCAGGTCAAACTCTTTTTTCCAAATTTTTATTTTCTGGGGCCGGTTCTAAGGTTTCAAAATTTTTTTTCTGGGCCCACTCCAGTCGGATATCGCATTTCTCAAAGTCACACAGATATCCGTCTACATGAGAACATCCATCTTCCTTATACACATCACAATGTTTTACTGGATCTTTCATCCTTTTCTGTATTCCTTCCAAAGGTCCTGAATAATTCGTAGTCTGGTACCACTAAGAGAACCTGCAAGTGCAATCATAATATCTTCAATATTCGGATTATTCTTCCAGGTACCATAGAACCATCCAGTTGGTTCATGTATACCTATGATTTTCTCTTTACTATCCACATAAACGAAATGTGAAAGGCTTATGGAGGCATCACCTATACCGAATAGTTCTAGAGCTTTCTGTTGGATGAAATGGTTAAATTCATTGTAATTACCACAAACGACATAGTATTTGCCTTTCATTGGATCAAACCTTTTGATTTACAATAGTAGTAGACTGCAACACCGATAGTATACAGTAGAATCTGAGACCATATCGATTTCTGGTTACCAAAGGATGTCATGTTCATCATGCACCACAGCATACCCAGTATGAAACTGAATAAATTAAGGTTGTATACCGAAATTGTGAAAAAAGATTCTAGGAAGTTCATGTTATTCTCCATGATTTCATTATAACACGGCCATAGAATATGGCAATGAACCATAGAGTTTTTCTTCTAAATTGTTGTTGTGGTGCAACATAAATGGATACATATTAGTATAAACACTAATATAAGGTAAATCAAATGTTTTTTCCAATTCTAGTTGTTTCCATGTATATCGTTGCGTTGGTAGTGACTGGTAAGTTGTCTTTGGATATTGATAAACTGGCCAATGTTTCTCTGAAGCAAGATATGGAAACTTACGTTTCTTCCAAGGCACCACAGAGCACAGCCGATGTTGAATACTGGATCAATGAATACTCCAGAAAGAATCAATCATTCAACTGATTTCTTGATTCGTTTCTTTTTCGGTTTCTCTTCCTCTAAACCCACAGAATAAAAATCTCGGTATTCCTGCTCTGGAATTTCTTCATGTTTCGTAGATTCTGTCCAGTAGAAACTATTGGTATGGTTCAGCATACTTTGTAGGTTTCTACCAATACACACAAACTTATATTTGAAACCCGTTTTCATGACAACATGAACCTTATAGTAAGGTGCGGGTTTCTTGGCCTTCGTTTCTGTCATTTTCTTCTGGCTTTTCGTGTGGCTGTCGTGGCGGCGGGTTTCGCTTTCTTGAGCCGAGTGGTTTTCGTAGAAACTTTACCAGTTTTCATATTGGTTGTTTTCGTGGTACGAAAGGTACCAGCTTCTTTGATAAATCTACGGAACAAACTCATTTTAAATCCTTCGCATGTTCTGACATACGTTCTACGCAACCAGGACAGTTTTGGTCAAAGAATACTTCGGCCAATTCTGGTTGACTGCAATACTCACAGGTTTCTGCTCGAGCACAATCCCATGCGGCTCTTAGCCATTCGACTGCTCTTTGGTATGTCATGTATCCTAATTCTGTGTAGAACCGGTCAGAACGGTCAGCGGTGATTTCCATTTCGTCAAACCAATCTTCGAATTTTTCGTATTTTTTCATAATAGATCCGGAAGCGCTGGAAAATTAATAGCAATTGAAACGTTGAGGCTTACCGCATTTCTGGCATTGGCAAACGTAGGCTGTACCAACATAATGAGTACCTTCTTTGACATTGAATTGTTCCTTGATTTGCCAACGGTGCCAGCAACCAAAGATAAGAAAATCAATTAGTTTCAACATAATACATCCTATAAAGTTTCACATAATATGCAAAGCGAATCGGTTCCTGTTCTAGATTAGGAAGCCGGTCGCCCCAAATCTCTACCATACGATTGTAGTGATAGATCAATTCATCATTTGACATGACTGAAATAACGTTCTTTCAAACCCTCTAGGATTGTCATTACATCCTTTTCATTCATTACATTTTCTTTGTCGATACGATCCTCAAGTTGTAGAATGTCCCACTCATCATCAATCACATCATACCATGCATATATACAAACTTCTTCACCAGGTCGATGTTGAATCATTCTTCCAAAAGTAAATGCATATACATCATGCTCAGGAAATTCAAAGCCCTCTTTCAATGCATCCTTGTGAATGAAGATGGCATATGATTCCATGTTTTCATTGCCATTTTCAATCCATGCATAATCACCATTTTCATCTTCTGTTTCTAGATCACCATAACCCTCAAACGTAATCTTGACTTCTGGCATATCAGAGATGTTAACACCAATTTGCAAATCATCCGGATCACGGTCTGCAACACTTAGAAACAACTTTAAAATTTTACAATAATTTTCGTAATCATAGTCCATTTTACAATCCTTCAATAGTAGACCAACGTTTTAGTTTTTCTCTTTTTGCTTTTCGTGCATGATTAACCGCACTATCAGAGATTATACACTTTTCCACAAGAATGTCAATCATTGCCAATAGATCACCGGTTTCTTCTTCCAAGGATTCTTTATTTGATTTACCGGTGATTGGATGTTTAGAATCAAATCCAAATCTGAAAATCTTGGAGATGGCCTGTGTTACTTCAGCACATTCTTCTTGTGCAATACAAAAAATCTCTTTAGTTTGATTATTCATTATTTACTTTCATTTAAAAGTGAACGGCTATCATTGCCACCATTTACAAAATCTTCGGCAATATTTTCGGCCATGTTTTCTGAACTGATGGTTCTTTTTTCGATAATTCTATCATTGATATACATGGTGACTTCCCACTTAATAAATGATTTGTCCCAATGTGTGTCAATCATTGTAACTGTGGCCTTACGGTCACCATTATAGAATTCAGAATAATTAGTCATAAAATCTCCTTATGCGATCCAAGAAATAAATTTGTTTAGAATAACACGATTGTTCAATCGATTGCCTGCATATTTACTAAATGCAGAAACCATACCACGTGTTGTGGCATTTTTGTTGAACTCCAATTCGGCGTCATCATCTGTATCTAGACTGGCACCACGCAAAATATAATAATCATCAAAACCAGTATTTGTAGAAATGGCGTATTTGTTTTTTACAAATTCAGATTTGATTTTTTCAATTGCATCTATATTGTAGAAACCAAATTCATCTTTAGGAATATCATACAAATAACGAATTTTGTTTTTGAATTCGCCGGTATCAGCAACATAGAAACCAATCACATGAGCACCAGTACGGTATTTCAACAAACGAACAAGTGCATTGGTTTGTCCCATTGAAATATAATCAGACAAGTTGTATTTTTCTTCGTGACGAGTTTTTGAATCACGAAGCACAACATAACCTTTACCACGATGTAAACTATTTGTTTTCATTCCTAGTCTATCTTGATAAACGGTATTTAAATAAGAGCCTTCACCATCAGTCAGAAACACCGTGTTAACAATTTGTAGGTTATTTTTTTTCTGAAATTCAGGAACAATCTCCATGGCAGAGATGATGGCCTCATTCAAAGGAGTGCCTGACAAACACATCCACAATGGTCCTACACCAGCACGGTATGAATGACCGAGTCCAGCAATATTCATCAGAGCACCACAAGCAATGGTGAAATCTCGGTTTGACATTCTACTAGAAAGTAGATTCAACAAACCAAATTTGTGACACACCAAATCACCGGCTTGATATTTGACGTAACTCATATATTCTTCTTTGGTGTTGTCAATGAAAGCATACACTTCAAAAGGAATATTCACCTTGCGGCAGAACATGGCCAAATTCATCAATTGCTTTACAGTATTGCCAAGGTGACGAACCATAGAACCAGACCAATCAAGATACATTACAAGACCGTGCGATTTGCCCTCGGGAATGATTGACATTCGTTTGAAGATATCATCACTAAAATTGTATGCATAAATCTTGTTGAGATTCAATTCACCTGTTTTAGCAACCGAAGCACGTTTCATTTGATCGGCATTTTTACGCAATTCAAATTCTTTGACAAGATAAGAAACTACTTTGTTGGCTTCATTTTTGTATTTGTTGAAATGTTTTGAGGCTACAGTATATCCTTCTGCAACATAATCAGCATACAATTTTTTGTAGTCATAGATGTGACTGGTATCAAATTTAGGAACCGATGCATATGACATTGTGGCATTTTCTTGGGAATACAATTTATTTTGATTCCGATTGTATGCTTCATCAGTATGTGATTTCAAATCATCTTCTGTAGGTTCTTTTGGTTTGGAATTGATGCCTGCACCAGATCCAGCGGACGATTCTGTTGATCCGCCTTGACCCGGACTGTTGGAAGAATCACTTGTTGCATGGGATTCTTCGCCGGATTCATTTTCACCTGATTTTGATTCTTCACTTTCGCCAGATGAGCTAGAATTTTGCTTTTCTTCGCCTTTTTCTTCAGTTTTTTCAGATTTTCCTGTGCGAGCATCAATGATTACATCATAATCTTCGATTTTTTCTTCTTCATTTTGCTCATTTTTCTCGCCGTCAACGTCCGAATCATCAGTCAGAACAAGAATTTTCATTTTTTCTTGTTCCTGTTGCATATTTTCAAATTCTTCTTTCATATAAGAAGCAATTTTTTTCGCAACTTCAATAACTTCGCTGTATTTTTCTGCGGATTCGACTTCGGAAATCAATTGACGCTCAAAATCTGTAAATTTGATGCCTAAAATTGGGCCAACTTTGTGATGCAAATTCATCCGGTCAACAAAATTCATTTCCTGAAGGTCTTTTCCTTCAGTTTCAAAGAAATCTTTGTCCATCAACTCTTTGTAAGCTTTAACAAAGCAGTTTTTCAGACCAGGATATTTGTATTTGATTTTTCGTTCAATACGATAATCTTCACACACGTTCAAAATGGACATGTGTACGCCAGAATCTTTGGCTTCCTTCATTTCATCAACCGGAGTGTAAAGAGCATGACCAACTTCGTGACCAATGAATAGGTCATAAAGATCACCAGACAGATTGGAATCAAGGATAGGAACGGTTAGAATACGATTCAATACATCGAAAGAGGCTGTAGGCACATTCGCCTGTTCGACATACAGGTTTTCGGTGGCCATCAATTTGGCCAAAAGTGATTTTGAATCAAACTTAGACATTATTTTTTCTCCGTAATAACAATAACATTGCCTGTAGGTGTTTCTCGCAATTCAAGATTTAATTCGGTGCCTTCTTTCCAACCAACTTCAGCAATAAAGTCATCAGGAAATTGCAATATTGCATCTCCTGTGCCATCATTAGCTTCAATGATATCACCGATCCAAGTTTTTTGCTGCATGTTTCACCTTACGGGAGTATTTTACATCAATTTTGTGTTTTTGGACAGGTTTAATTGGTGTCCGACACACAGGACGTTGTAATTTTACAACAAACGATACTTTCTCTTTCATTTTAACGCCTCATTTTCGAAATTTCTACTGCTTCTTCGCTATTAAAAACAGGAACAGCATTGGATTTATGCATTGTTGCAATTCCCATAACTTTAGTGCCTGTGTAAACCTTTGGTGATGCTTTTGTGGCAGCAACATTACCTGTATTTAATGAAGGATAATGTGGAGTTTCACGGACATATGGTTTTGTCCCGGCCCAAGGTGTTACAGAGGTAACAATTTTCTTTGTTGGTTGATATTTTTTAACGATAGCATCCCACTCAGCAGCAAGTTGACGTTGAGCTGCATTAGATTTGCGTTTTTTGCGTTTGGGAATGTGAGGATGAATAATCATTGAAAATATCTCCATAACAGATAGGTGTATTATATCTGAATAGAAGATGTTTGTCAATTATTTGTTGCGTAAAAACAACAGGTCAATATCGTATTTTTTGCGGCTTAAATTCGTATCGACTGGTATCCTCAAAGTCATCATAATACTTTTGTTTACGATGCTCTTTTTTTCTGGCCTGTTTTTTGGATTTATATTCTTGATCTGAATAATCCGAATTATCAAAATAATCTCTGTCTCTACGAGACTGTCTAAAAGTTTTAGACATATTACTCCTTGCTTAGTACCTCAAAATTAATTCCCTTGATTTTTGTTTCCGGCATATTATGTAAATCCGAATCCGTGATATATGTTATGTCTGACAAGGGATAACAGAACTTAACAATTTTTAATAAATTACAAACCGTACCATCACCATCCAAGAATCTAAAAGTTTCGTCAACACACTTTAAATTTTCTACAATTTCTCGGCGTGTCTCGTAATTTTGATTTAACATACCTGTTGCCATGTGTAGATGAATATCGGAGTGAATGCCTACGATTAACCAATCTCCTTTGCTTCTGCATTTTTGGAGAAATCGTAATTCTTTGAGTGTGATTGGATCAAATATTCCTGATGTAACGATTATTTTACCTGGGTTCATGGAAGCATCTGTGGGAAAGCCTCTTTAACAAATTTATAATTTAAACCTTTCACACCCTGATCTTTCTGAAAGATACCCATAATAATTTCAGCTTCACGTGGCTCTATTGTGTTTAGAATTTGAAACAATAATTCCGTTCTTCGTTTTTCGGTTAAATTTTCCGCTGTAGGGTGTCCTTCTTGAAAGATATACAACCTACGCAATTGAGAATTCAAACTATCATATGTCAAACCAGGCAAAACATCAGTTGGCATACGATAATTTTCTGGAAGTTCCTTTACCTTCCATTTAAAGTCAGGATGAAACGTCATCTTCAATACATCAACTAACGTTTGTGATAAATTGTTTCCGATGACTGCCATTCTTTCCTGTTTTGTCGTGGCTTTTTCAAATTCATCAAAAACTTCATAAAGTGCTTTCATTAGAATTCCTCAATAACATCCATTAGATTTTTAAGTTTGTTTGCAATGAAATAATCCAGTATTTTGCCTTTTGCTGGCTTTGTTTCTTCATAAGTATTTATGATTTTGTCTTTGATTTCACCAGGAGTGTTTCTAAGGTCAATTAACGTTTGATTGCGTGAATAACCAATTTTGGCTTTCTCATCTTCCCAATCACTTTGATTTTCTTCAAGCAATTTTTGCATTTTGTTTTTACTGATTGGTGTTTGCCGAGTTCCTGTAGCAAAACAATCAGATGCGGAAAGAATATTTGGAATACCATCTCCTTTATCACCAGAAATGATTTTTTCTTTCAACTCAAGCAATGGGTTTTGTGAAATGACAAATTTCTTTTGTGCAGGATTATATTGTTTGATTGTATGACCAAACTTTTGTCCGTTATACATTTGTAATTGTAGAAAATCACCATCGCTAGAGATAATTAATACATCTTCGTGCATGACAGCTCGAGGAGCAAGTGTACCAATGATATCATCGGCTTCTGCTCCTTCAACATCAATTACTTTGTATGGGAAATTGTCCCTGAGCTCTTGTTTGAATTTGGCAAGCATATCAAAAATCAAATGCCAATCCAAATCAGATTTTTCACGTGCTTTTTTACGGTGCGCCTTGTATAAAGGAAAGAATTCCTTGCGCCAGTATTTACGGTTGTCACAACACAACACAACTTCGCCGTATTGTTCACGGAAGTTTTTTAGGTGGGTCCTGATGATGTTCAAAACCATATGTCGAATCAGGCCTTCTTCCAACTGTAACTTTGGTTTCTGATTAGCAATTTGTGCCATCAGACCAGCAAGGAGAACCTGGTTCAAATCAACGAGAATCATAATATACCTTTTTCAGTTTTTCTTATTGTATCACAAAGCTGCCCATTTGGCAAACACATCCGTGGTAAGTTTGTCGGATGTTGTTGTTTTTTTGGTAACCATACCATACCAATCATCTTTAATCATTCTAGTAACATATTCTCTCGGTTCAATTAAAATTCCTTCGAATTTATCCAAATCAGTAATATTACTTTCTTCATCCATTCTGAAAAGAATAATTTCATATAAATCACCTAATTCAGAACCACCAACCTTTTCACCAATTTCTTTATATTTTGCTACTTCAATCTTTACTTGAGATTCATCGTCTGCTGGCACAAAAAAGATTGCATCATAATCTTTAATTTTTTCGAAAATATTTAACATTGTAATCCTTTAATGTGTGATTTTCTTACTCTTACCATAATCCAGGTATTGTAATAATCGTCACTCTCCAAAACACCATTAATAAATTGTTCTTTTGCTTCAAGATAACCACACTCACCTTTTGATTTACATAAATGCAGTATCTCTCGCTTGAACAAATCACGTCCATGTATTATAACATGTTTTTTCAATTCCTCATTACTACCATAGTAGGATTCCCAGTCCGAGGAAACCTTTAATCGTTTCTTCTTTCCTTTTACCTGCTTTGTTTTGGTGCTGTAGAAAAATTTCTTACCTATGTATTTTTTGCCATTGGCTAGATTGGTAATACAATATACGAATCCGTAATTGTCACCAATCATATCTTCGGTAAATTGTTGTTCTTTATATTTCCAATTCAATTGTTCCATTCTTCATTGTCCATGTCATCCTCATCCTCTATATATTCGGATTCGGTTAACTCGTCTATGGGTTCACCACAAAACGGACAAAGTTCTGGATATTCCTCTGAAACTAATTGTTCTTGATAAATTACATCATATGAAGATTCGCAGCTTGAACATTCTGCTGTTATTGTTTTCATTTTTTTCTCCTTAATTGGCCCAAATATCTCCCCAATTTCCTGTCACGGCACCTTTTGCATAATCGGTTGCACGATTCTCAAAGAAGTTGGTGTGTGTTGGTGCATTAATCATTTCTTCAACCCATGGAAGTGGATTTCGTTTAACTTTAAAGATGCCTTTCATACCAAGGCCAATCAATCTACGATCAGCAATGTAACGAATATATTTTTTAACTTCCTCGCTTGTTAAACCTTCCATATCTGTTACGCCAAAAGCTAGATCGATAAACTTATCTTCTAGTGCAACCATTTTTTCGGCGATAGTGTATATAGATGATTTTAATTCATCGGTCCAAATTTCAGGATTTTCGTTGATATATGTTTTAAATAACTTCATCATGTTTTCGGCGTGCATCGTTTCATCAACGATTGACCAGGTAACAATTTGACCCATACCTTTCATCTTACCCTGTCGTGGAAAATTTAATAACATGATAAAAGATGAGAACAACTGCATACCTTCAGTAAATGCACTAAACACAGCAATATGTCGTGCAGTATTCTCTTTTGTTCCATTTCTGCCAGCAATATCAAGCACATAATCGTGTTTATCTTTCATTTCCTGATATGCCAAAAATTCATTGTATGTTGTTTCTGGTAGTCCAAGAGTCTCAATCAAATGTGAATATGCAGCAATGTGTAAAGCTTCACGTGCAGCAAAACCCATCAACATCATTCTTATTTCGGGTTGTGGAAAATAAGGAAGATAATTACGGACATAGCCCCCAGCAACGTCAATATCACCTTGCGTAAAAAAGCGGAAGATATGCGTGAGAAATTGTTTTTCTTCATTTGATAGTTTTCTTTTCCAATCTTTTTCATCTTCTAACATAGGAACTTCTGTGTGAAGCCAATGTGATTGTTCGTGTTTCAACCAGGCGTCATATGCCCATGGATAGTTGAAAGGTTTAAACGAATTTCTATCATCAGTTAATCGTGAATCGTTCTTCTTAACCATTGATCCATTCCTCCAACTCTTTAAGGGAACGAACACCACTAAATCTTTTAACTTCTGTGTTTCCGTCTTTCATCACAAGAGTGGGTACACTTCTAATGCCGTAATCCATTGCAACTTCTTGATGTACATCAATATCAACAACTTCAATTGGAATACTGTATACATTATTAACGGATTCTAAATTTTTTGCTAACACTTTGCATGGTTGACACCACGATGCGGTAAATCTTAATACTCGTTTCATTCTGAACCTCTTATTTTTAACAATCTTAAAAAACTAAAAATTTTTATATACATCCAACCAATATCAAATTCAAACCATTTTCTACTCAATTTTGAATTGGCAGGATCTAAATGGTGGTTGTTATGTAGTTCTTCTCCACCGATTATAACACCAAATGGGATAATATTGCAACTTTTATCTTTGGTATCTCCGTTACGGTAACCAAACCAATGACCTAGACCATTTATAACACCAGCTGCCCAAAATGGAATCCATATCATTTGAATCAACCATATTATGGCGCCAACCCAATCCCAGACGGCAAGGTTGAACATAAGGAGAATAATAATGCCAAGTCTAGATTGAGTACTGTATACGTTTCGCTCAATCCAATCATCAGGAGTGCCAACGCCATAACTATTAACCATTTGATGATCTTTTGATGCTTCATGGTACAACATAGCTCCTTTAAATAAAACATTCCATATTCCAAAAACATGTGGACTATGTGGATCACCTCTCATATCACTATAACGGTGATGTTTGCGGTGAATTGCAACCCATTGTTTTGTGACCATACCGGTTGTTAACCACAACCAAAATCGCATGAAGTGTTCTAATATAGGATTGAATGTTAAACCTTTATGTGCTTGGCCACGGTGCAAATACACCGTGACGCAAATTATTGTTATGTGTGTTGCAACCAACAAGTATATTAGTTCTGACATTTTAACCTTCACAGGCAATACAATCATTGCCTTGAGCGATTTGCGTCATATCCAATTCTTTAATTACTTCACGTTCAATTTTCTTAGAAACTTTATCAGCCTTAGCTAATTTTTCACTACGGCAATAATAAAGAGTTTTCAATCCTTTTTTCCATGCCATAAAATGAACAGCATGAATATATTTGATGTTACTGTCGGGACGGAAAAATACATTTAATGACTGTGCCTGATCAATATATTGTTGACGGTCTGAGGCGTGTTCAATAACCCAACGTTGGTCAATTTCCATAGAAGTTTTAAATACCGCTTTGGTGTTTTCATCCATCCAGTCTAGGTGTTGAACAGAACCATCATTGGCAATAATACTAGACCAAATTTGCTGATATTCATCTTCACCCTTTGGTGTCAATGGTGAACTATTAGGAGAAAGATAATCCATAATTACCTTGTCAAGATAACGATTCTTGTTCAAAAATGAGCCAGATAACGTATCCTGGCGATAAGCATTAGCACGATAAGGTTCAATACTAGGGCTAGTGTTTCCCATAATGATAGACGAAGAAGCATTTGGAGCAATAGCCATAAGATGACTAAAACGTTTACCGTAGCCAACAGCATCTGGAGCTTCACCCCTAATTTTTCCAAGAACCAAGTTAGCATCGTCAAGTCCTTCTCTAATATTTTTGAACATCGAATTGTTTAAAACTTTGGCCATCACTCCTTCGAAGGCCACACCTTTTCGCTGCAAATAAGCATGGAAACCCAAAGCACCAATGCCAATAGAACGTTCACGCATAGCAGAATGCTTGGCACGAGCAATAGCGTCAGGAGCATTATTAATAAAATATTCCAACACGTTATCAAGCATTTCTGCCACGTCCCGTAGAAAAACCATATTATCTTTCCACTCATCATAATACTCCAAATTTAAAGATGACAAACAACACACAGCAGTTCTTTCTTCATTTGTAGGAAGAATAATTTCAGAACATAAATTTGATTGGTGAATTTTCAAACCTTTTTCTTTTAACCATTGTGGCATTTCACGATTACTGGTGTCGATAAAATGAATATACGGTTCACCCGTGTGCATACGCAAGTCGAGCAACATCTGCCATAACATTTTAGCTGAAACAGTTTCACGAACTTCTCCTGAATTAGGATCAATTAATTGCCACGCATCATCAGCGTCTTTATCAATCATACAGCGTTCAATGATTTCCATGAATGAATCTGGAATATTTACGCCATGATGAAGATTCAAACAACGCAAGTTTGGATCGCCTGTTGGTTTCCTCATCTCAAGGAAGGGAATAATATCAGGATGGGAAATATCAAGATAGGCAGCGTAAGACCCACGGCGAGTGCGGCCTTGGCGATACGCCAGACTAGAGGCATCGTAAATTTTGAGGTGCGGCATAACACCAGTTGATTTATCATCCGCCGAACGAATACCAAAACCAATCCCGACACCGCCACCAAGCATAGAAAGCCAATTAGTTTCACTAAGATTATCAACTAAACCCTCCGCTGTATCTTCAATAAAATTTAAAAAACAAGAAATGGGTAGACCACGTTTACTACGACCAAAAGAAAGAATTGGTGTGCTGTATGAAAGCCAATGCTGACTGGCATAATCATATAGTCTTTGAGCATGTGCTTTATCTGTGGAAAATTGTTTAGAAACAAATGCGAATCTATGTTGAGGACTTTGTTCATCTTCACGCATATAAGATTCTTTTAATCTTTTTATTCCAAGTTCATCAAATAGTTTATCTCTTTCTAAGTCAATTTTAATACCCAGATATTCTTCCATATTCTCCTCATTTCTTTATAAATTCTTTTAGTTGTGGTGGAGTCCATCCATCAGGCTTCAACACTTTACCATCTTTTCTCTTAACAACTTTACCTGTAGTGGAATCAATTTTCGAAAGATTTGATCGAGCAACTTCATTCCATGCTCCCTCAACATCAAATTCTTTCATGTAACAATAACCAAGAATAACCCAAATTAAATCCATGCATCCATCAAGCTGTCCTTCATTATCATTTTCGTGATATGCTCTAATAAATTCATCAAATTCTTCACGAATTAGATTCTTATATAGTGTGATGTTTTTTTCGTTTTTCTCTTGTTCGCAGGCTTCAATAAATTTTATTACATCGTTATTCATTTACAAATTCCTTAATCATTGGAAAAATAGGTTCAATTGCATCAACACAAGCCAAAGCCACTTCACGATGTTCCTTTTGCGTTCCGTTAGCGGAGCGGAGTTGTATATAGTGGACCCACGATCTCATCGTTCCGTTCATATACAATCTAGAACCCATAATACCTTCAGGTAAAACTGCACGTGCTTGTTCTTTTGCGATTCCATTTTGAATAGCCCATGCATACTCTCTTTGTGCAGCATATATCACTCTTTGTTGAGCACGAAACCATTCATTCTGTAATAGATTATCATCAACCTCAATACTGTTCTGACGATTCTTTGTATCTTGTAATCTAGCTTCACGTGTTACGAAATCCAAGTCTTTGGTTGGATCGGCATAACGTTGGCTGAACTCTTGGAAACTAAAAGAACGGTGTCTTAAAATTTGTCTAGCAATATCACGTGTAGTTTCAATTTCTAGACAAACGGAAACCATCTCCAACGGAGACCAGTGTTGATTCTTAATCAAATAACGAACCAGTTTTTCTGATGTTTCCGTGTTGTTTTGGTTAGAGGGGTTTGACACTCTGGCGCAGTATGCAATCTGATCTAAAAGAGTTCTTTTTGACGGTACATCTACTCCTAAAATGTTTTCAGAGGGACCTTGTGAATAATTAATTAATGTTACTTTCATACTTTTTTCCATTTAACAAATTCCATTTTTGCTCTCAAATTCTGAAAGGTATTTTTACTTATGATATCTTGAATTTCATCCGGTGAAAATCCTGACAGAATCATTTCATTAATATCTTTTTCTCCAATCATTTCTGGCCAGATAACGATATTATAATGTTCTTCAATTGCTTGTTCCATTTGCCGACAAATATCTTTGTTTCTTGGTTCATTATCATAAACTAATACTAACTTCGATTTATCGATATGTTTGGCTGCTGTTCTGAGGTTTGCATCTGCTGTTGCTACAGCATTATCTAAGAAAAGTGAGTCAATAGGTCCTTCTGTGACATAGACCATTTTATCTTCATCATCCATGTCAACACTCACACGATCCATACCAAAAACTTTGTGATTGTCTTTATCAATTTTTACGGTAATGTATCTCAGTTTGGATTCACCAAGCGCTCGGCCTTGAAATGCCACAAGATTCTTTTCTTCATCATAAAAAGGAATAACCAAACGAGGATCTTCTTCTTTCAATCCATCTTTTTCAATCCCGAGGCTTTCGACAAAGTTTTTAAAATCTTCGGCAAAATATAACGATGAAAAATGAGTTTCGGGAATTTTCCGGTTTTCCACGTATTCTTTTGCAAAATGGCCAGTTGGTAACGATTGTATGGACGGTAAAGATATTTTGGATTTAAATGTGGGAGTGCCTTTAACCAACTCAAATGTAGGTTTCGTATAGTTTGCCTTGTTATCTTCGCCATTTTTGTATCTTTCAAGTGCATATTCTTTGAGTAGATTGGGATCAACTTTGTCCAAGAAATTATAAAACGACATGGATGCACCACAGTTGTGGCACATGAAGAAATAATTATTCTTTTTCTCGTAGATATAACCACGAGCTTTGGTTTTATTTTTGGAAGAATCGCCACAGATAGGGCATCTGAAATTGTAAAGATCAGATTTTTTCTGTGTGAATTTTTGAAGCTTAGGGGATACCCTTAGCAGAAAGGTTCTATCAATAAAAACGGACATAACAAAGACAAAATGTTTACAAGAAACTCAATTATATACTAATTAATGTAAAAATGCAAGCAACTTGTCCAGGTGACCCGAAAATATACCAGCCATGGCAACGGCACCGGCAACCATCCACATGGTTTTTTCTCGGATTTTTTCCAACTCACCAATTTTTTTGGCCATTTCGGCATGTTGGGAACATGATGTGTCATACATCTTTGCTAGTTGTTCTTTCAATTCATCACGTGTTCTATCCAAACAATCGTGCATATCTTTAACATCAACTTTTATGTCATCCAATTTTTCACTAAGATTTTCTACCTTAGTTTCAACGATGCCTAGTCTTTCGGTTGTAGTTGCCATTTTTTATTATTATTTCTTTGGAGGAATTTCTGTGCCTTCTAATTTCTTATGCACTTTCATTTCCTTACAGTTTTGTTTGACATTACCTTTGGCGTCTTTGACTGGTTTACCATCTTTGTCTTTAACATCAACACAAACTTTTGTTTTTTCTGCTTCAGCGTAAACAGAAACTGAACCAAATGCCATCGCAATGGCTAAAAATATTGCATACATTTTCATAGTAACCCCTTAGACTTTGTTTCTTTATTTATTGTTGTAAATTTTTCGGAAGCAGTAAATCCTAAACCGGCAACAACAATATACATTAATGAATTGAATAGTTCAGCATTTACTTTATGACCCATAGTGTCCGCAACAAAACCCCATGCACACAATAAAAAAGTTAAAAATGTAATAACTCTTTTACTGCTTAATGTGCCATTATGACTATCGCTGAATAGACCTTGTAACATTTAAATCTCCGGTTGTGGTGCTGGTGCTGGTGCAGGTTTGCCACCAAATCCAGTAACTACTTGTGTAGTAACTAATGGTGGTTGTTGAACTTGAGGTTGTGTACTTGTTGCTGGCGCAAACACAGGTTCAACCTTTTGTGGTGGCGGAGGTGCAGTCATGGCTTTCTTTGTCTCAGCAAAGTTGTCTTGTGCCATTTTTTGTGCTGCCAACATTGCTTCTTGATCTTCTTTCTTATTACCAGCCAACATGATACCCGACAATGTACCAGTCAAGAATGTGGCGATAGGAATAATCAACTCAAAGAATTTCTGGTCAATTGGAGAAATTGCATTAAGTGGTTGCGTAACAAAGATGATAGAATATAATACAACAAATACGATTCCTGTTAGTGTCAATGCAAGGCAAACACCAATGAAGAACTTCAGTCGAGCCATCAACTGTTCTTCTGTATATAAAAATGGTATATTATTTTCCACAATTAACTCCTTGTGCTGGTGCAGGTGATGCTGATGGTAATGGTCCATTTACGCCATCTTTTGGTGGACCTAATCTAGGATCACGTTGTCCTTTAAATACATGTTCTGGACAAGTCCTTGTCACATCACATATTGGCGCTTTACAAATATCTTTGTCCCAATTTGCTGGATCTTGGCAAGGATAACGAAATTTATCACCACCAAAAAAAGCAAGGCCAACAGGTAACATAATCAATATTACCAACCATTTCATCATTTTTAAATCATGCATTATTTTCTGCCTTCTAAAACTTTTATTCGTTCTTTAAGAACGGCAATCTCTTGTTGGTTTGTTTGAATACTGTCTCTATTCTTTTGAATAGCTTCAGTTAAATCTTGACGCAACTTTTCTCGAGCCAGTTCACTACCAGTATTAGATGCTTGTTTATTATCTTGTGTAACTACTAAACTCACTTTGCTTTCTAGTATAGTTACTTGATGATTTAATTGTGCCACAGAACTAAGCAAATACCCTACGCCTGCTATAATTAATGGTAATAGAGCAAACAGTAATTTTTCTACAAATGCACCTTTAGCGTCTTGTTCTTGTTGTGCCATTTTATGCTCCTAAAACATGTAATGCATGTTCATAGTGTTTAATACGATCTTCCAGACCAATTGTGCCACCGTTGATTCGTTTTGTTAGTGTAAGAATATCTCCCTTATCGGCCCATTGGTTTAAATTATTATTTTCCCAAAACCAACAAGCAGATTGTGCGGCACCTTCAAATGTGTGCATATATTCTGCGGCTTCTTCTACGGAAATACCAAGTGAACCTGCAAAGAATGTATAGTTGTCTTTGCCGGTCAACTGGATTAAGCCACGACCTTTGTATTTGAAACCATCACCAGATGCTTCATCACCGTTACCCATGCGGTTTGCATAAACTTTATTTGCAATCGCTTGTTGTTTATTGGGCAAACTAGCAAATTGATTTGCAATCTCATCTGTAGGAAAATACTTTGGAAATATCTTGCGTAGTGTTGCAGCTTTATAATTTAAGTTTTCTTCCAATGCGGTAAATCCACCAGATTCATGTGAGCATTGTGCAATAAAAGCCGCAATACGTTTTGGTGTATTGATTTCATAATCAGGCAATAACTGTGATAGAGCATTGTACCAATAATCGATATATGGATTTTTTGGTAGTAATTGTTTTAGTTGTTCTTTTGTCAGTTCCATTATTTCACACTTTCAAAGATTTTCTTTTGAATTTGATACCATTCAATCATTGCATCATGTTTCACAGCACAATCATAGTAAGTGGAATAATTCACAGTTACAGTTTTTGCAACTTCACTTAATTTAGAATCATCATTTAGTTTTTGTAGATTTGGGCATTGTTCCAAAAGTTTGTTTGGCACATCAGGAAATTTAGCGGTAACTGGTACTGTAGTTGAACAACCAGAAATGAAAAACATAACTAACAATATTAATGTTAATACCATATATGATCTAGTTTTATTCATTTTGGTGGCTCCGCCGCATCATTATGTGCTTTTACAAACTCTTTTGGTATCACACATGTATTATCATATTTAACAACTTCTCTGTCGATGTATTTGATTCCAACATCAGTTCTATCTCGTATAACTTGAATCTTTGTTACAACTTTTTCAACTATCTTTACATTCTCTTCCGCAGATTTTGCTTGTGCTTCAGCAACTTTGGCTTCCATTTCTTTCACTCTTGCAATCCAAGATTCTTCATTGTATATTGCACCTGACATGAAAACACCAAATACAATAAAAGCAATAGACACCAATTGAATTGGTGTCTTGTACATATAGACTGCGGGAATTGGAATGTATTTGAGTAAATATGTGGCTGCGTAACCTATTACACCTATGAATAGGATGCCATAAAAAATCCAATCAGGTAACCATTTTAATATCCACATTTACATTTTTGGCGGTTTTCTTCTAGCCAACCTCGTCATTATAGGATTTCTTTTTTTACTTACGCCTGGTTCTCTTTGTGATGCTGGCAATCTAGAATCACCAGAACCTGCAACGGCAGCAACAGTCATTCCACCACCAACTGCACCACCATCTTCAACAAAGAACTGTTTGAACGATTTCATCAGCAGTTCCACTTTCTCAATGATTTATTGATGCGTGAATTTGGATCGTGTGCGGTCTTAGCTGATGTTAAACGTTTTTTCATGCCACTCATTCTCGCACAGAATGATTTGCGGCGATTGGCAGCTTTTGATCCCGGTTTTAGTTTAGAAGGTTTTGTTGTAACAGCTGTCTTTAGTGTGGAACCAGGATGTTCTCTACGATAAGACATTACGCCTTTTTGATTTAAACCACCAGAAGGATTCTTGCCTTCTTTGCGTTGCCATGCTGGAGTTGATTCATCAACTTGTTCAACATCTTCACCCCAGTATGGACGATTTGGATTTTCACGCTTCCATTTTGCTTCGGCTGATTCTGGTGGCTTTTTTGGACCTTGAGTTGCTTTTGCAATTTCAGCATTTTGTTTTTGATTTAATTTATTACCAGCCTTCAGATAACCTTTATCACGTTTAGCAATAGTAACTGCTCTTTTAACTGAACGATCACCTGCTTGAAAATCCGCAGATAGTTTGTCGGCATGTGCTTTAGCTTTTGTTCTGTATGAAGTTAATGTTTCTTTACTGATTTCATCAATCTGTTCAACTTCTTCATTTACATCTTCGTTCTTGCTGGACAAATATGTTCCAACAGTATTGATGTAATCAGCAGCCAAAGTCACTTTTGATTGTACCCATGCTGGCATTTGCTTTTCATAATCTTTACCAACATATTCACGGATCATTTTTGAACAACGATCAATATCATCCAGTTGATTTAATATCATACTGCCTTCGTCATCCAACATTTTACCCATAGCAATAGCAATATGATTTTCTTCTAATTCAACTTCTTCTGGTACGCAATTGGGAACCTTGCGGCCGCCTTTCATTTTCATTCCGACAGCAGTATAACCAGACCAGCAAGCGTCTTTTAATTGACCTGTTGGTTTTTTGACTTCGTTAATATATTCTTTAAATTTTTTCATATCTTTAATAATACCTCTGCGATATTTGTATTTAATGGTATCTCGGAAGAATATATGTTCTTTCCTCGAATTCCGTAAACTGCTTCTGGCATAATATTGAGATATTCTAAAAATGTTTTAAGAATATCATAGTCACGTTCATCTATCTTATAGAACAATATTCTTGCTGTGACCTCTGGTCCAAAAACATTGTTCAATAAAATAAGGTGGTTCAATATCAAGCGTTCTTTAAGTGATTTCGTCACTTTGTATCTTCTAAACAATCTTTTCAGATACTTGGTACGCTTGATATCTCCCTCAAATTCTGACATAATGCATTGTGGTGAATTATAGTGTTTCACCGCATACATCACGAAATTTTCTTCATTCAAATCATCAAACATGATTAAAAGGGGCCGAAGCCCCTATTGATTAGGCTGAAATTAGAATTCGGCCATTGGCAGAGGTTGCTGTAGCACCTGTACCTGTTGCAGATACAACTGCACGGAACACATAGTTGTTTGCATCCACATTTGTTGGATCAACAGTCAATGTTGCGGTTGTAGCGCCACTAATAATTGTGTTAGCAGGAATACCAGAACCATTCTTGTTACCGTTGGTCAAATCAACCCAAACACCACCGGCGTTGTTGTTAACTTGCCATTGATATGTCAATGGAGCCGCAGTATTGCCAGCAGTAATTGAAGCTACAACAGAATATGAAACGGTATTTGCACTAGCAGCACTTACTGGACCTGCAACTGAATCTGGTTGTGTGCTAATTGTAATGATGGCGTCTTGATAAATTGTATCTTCACCATCACCATTAACGCTAGCCAATGCAACTAAAGTTTCTGTTTGTATACGACCTGCACGACCACCAGTACCAACGGTTCTCAAATTCCATCCTTTATGAGCACCCATGCCATGGCCTTGTGCTTGAATTTCATTTCCGTCAATATTGAAAAGACCAATGGTTTCATTTGTAATATATGCGTCAGCTGTCGTATTGTTGTAAAGAATCGCAACATTGGCTGCTGTTGGTGCAGAATTTGCTGCTCCAGCTGCTGATTTTGCAATTGCTGAGCTAACTGCCCAATATGGAGCGTTAGCTGCGTTGTCGTTATTTCCCCAAGATGACATTTTATTCTCCTTTTAACCGAGGGTTATATTGTATTTATTTAATTGGTTTCTCTGAACCGAAAGTTGCTTGTTTTTTGGTTTTCATCATCGGATCAATCTCAATGGTGTCTCTTGGAGCACCAGTCATAGTCTTACCACCACTTAAAACTGCTGCGGCTTGTGGTGCTTCTTTAGTCATAGCGTCAACGCCAGGTTTTTGCAACTTGGTCTTTTTACCGGGTGATGCAACAGGTTTATCTTCTTTTTCATGGTCAAACATATCTTCTTTAATGCCCTTCTTTTTATAGATGGACTTAATGATTCTTGCTGACTTTGACATTTCTTTCATATTCTTGCGTTTTGCAGGAATTACATCATCAGGATTATTTGCACCGTCAAATGGCATTTGTGTGGCTGCGTCGGATCCATGGAAAACATCTTCTTTTTTAAACATCTTTTCGATTTGTTTTCCAGTAGATTTCATATGCCCCATCCAACGTTTGTTGGATTTTTTATACTCACCTTTTGATGCCAAATCCTTGGCTGATTGACCTGCTTTATCTCTGTAACGATTCAATAGTTCTGGTGACAATTCATTTAGATACTCAACGGCTTCTTTGATGTTGGCTACTGTATCGTAATCATCCATCGTTAACATACCTTTTTTGCGAATTTCAATCAATTTTTCCACAACACGGTGTAGATCCATATCAGATTTTAAATCTTCACGTGCAAGTTCCAAAACACGAATCAATAAAGGAATATCAAATGTAACAGTATCTTTTTTGTCTGTTGCCTCAGAGTGTAATTGTTTATGGCCATCAGCAACACGAATTTCTTTATTCATGTGTTGTGCCTTTTTCAAAGCGTGTAATCTTTTTTGTGTTGGTGTGTGTTGAGAAGAAATAGATTCTTTCACAGGATCATTTAAATGCTGTGTCGCCCACATTTTATATGCATTTGTCTTAGAATGTGCAACTTTAATATCTTTTGTTGCAAATTCTGGATTAATACCCCTTGATTTCAGGTATTTGTCTAACAAAGCAGTTTCTGTTATGTTTGCTTTGGCTGACCAAGGATCATTAGGATCGGTACCGAATGTTGGCTTACTACAACCACATCCTTTTACCGTATCCTTAACTATTCTTGCTTTTCTGCTCATTTCCATGCCTTATCTTCGGTTGTACCTGTTTTGCCAAGCATTTCAGTTTTCATTCTTTTCATTGCTTGTTTAGCCAAATGTTTAACTCTGGACATTGGTGTGTGTTTTGCACCAGATTTGTCTGTAACAGTTGCTGGTTTGGATGTTGGATTATATGGACCTTCAAATGGAACGTTATCAGTTTCTGGTCTTTTAGACTCAGTTACTTTTTTTTTATCTTCTGGTTCATCATGTTCTGGTTTGCTTTTTTGTGCAGCACCACCATATGCACGACCAGCTTTAACGCCTGATCCACCTTTTGATTCTGGTGGTTTTGGTTTTTTCCAATCAAATGCATTTTCTTCTACTTGTTCGGTATCTTCTTTGGTCAAACGCTCAACTGCCTTACCAATACCTGCATGACGTTTTTGGGCCGTAGCCATGAATTTTTTAGAAAGACTGGATGATGCTGCTTTTGAGCTAGGTTTTCTAGCTTTATCTGCCTGATTCTGGAAATCGGCGGAAAGTTTACGAGAAGCACCAACATCTCTTGCTGCACTTTTCACATAAGAACCTAAAGTTGATTTTGACAATTCATCAATCTGTTCAACTTCTTCTTCAATATGATTTCCACCACATACGCATGGATCTTGCATACAGTCTGGACAAATATCGGTTTCAACTTCTTCGTTGCGTTGTTTTGCATAATAAGCGGCTAAAGCCATCTTTTTACGCATTTCTGTTGATTTGCCTTTAAACTTAGGATTATCAGAATGAACAAAATCGTGAATCCAATCACCAGCTTTTGCATCTTTAGATAATACTTCTTGGATCATTTGATCGAAAATTGAATGTTCTTCGTATTCTTCTTTGAACTTCTTCAATGTCATGGCCAAATTGGCACGCTTACCTAATTTACCACCTTTTTCTGCTGCGGCTTTTAGTTTTTCGGCAGGAATCTTTTTGTCAGCAGGAACATGTAGTTGTTTGTGTAGGGCGCCTGGCTTTTTGATAGCCTTTTGGATCCATTTTTCTTTTTCTTCAATCTGTTCAATTTCTTCTTTTACATCACCAGCAATCTTAACTTTCTTAGACAAATAAGGATCAGCAGATTTCTTTTCACGACCTTTTAATGTGTCTGTTACTTCTTCTTTCATTTTGGCTTGTTTGGCAGCTTGTTTCATTGGTTCTTTTTTATTGCCGTCTTTATCTAGATCCAAGAAATCTGGCTTAGCTGCTTCTTTAACTGGTTTCTGACCAGCACGAAGCTTAGCTAAATCACCAGCATCAATCTTATCTGCTGGAGGAGACATTTTAGCAATTTGCTTTTGTTTTGGAGAAAGTTCTTTTTTCTCTAAAATGGATTTTACTGAATCTGCAACAGAATCTTTTTTGTTAAGATTGATCATTTTTTGCCTGCCTTTTTTCGTTTTATTGTATCGTAGGTATAACCAACTTTATCTTTAGGATTTTCAATCGGTTCTTTATTATCTGCACCGCTTAGTGTTCCAGCAAATCCAGATTCTTGATCGTTTTGAAATCCATTATACTCATTAATTGTTTTTCTAAACTTACCAAAATTTTTATCTTCTCTGTAAGTAACATCGCCCAATCCAGACATAGGGTATACTGTTCCCTGTTGGCGAGTGTCAAATTCAGGACCAATTCCAGATTGGTTTCTCAACCTTTGATTAACTGTAGGAGAGTCAACAAATCTGTTTTTTTTACTCTTTACTTTTTCTTTGTCTTGCTTGAAGTTGCTTTCTTTTGGCTCTGGGAAGATTTTGATCGACCCTTCTTTGGACTCGGAGTAGGTTCTGAAGGTGTAACTTCCACGCTTGGCGTTTCTGTCCCACTTGATGTTGTCTGCGTTTGGATCTCCTGCTCGATTATCGGCTGGGATATCTCCTGGACGGTCTGCTGTGGGGCCTGCTCCTGCACGGAGTTTTGGTTCGGAACCGCTGCTGTCCTTTCCGTAAAGTCCAATGGATGGCTTTCTTCTACTTTCTTTGAGCTTCTGAATAAATCTAGAATCTTTCTTAACATAATTTTGTTCCTCAACAAAAGACTGGTGAATATTATTATTTAGCTTACCGTGATTCTCTAACCACAGGTATGCTTCCTCATTTAGAATCTTGATATCAATAAAATCGTTGATACTTTGGTATATATCTGTAATATCTTCTTCTATTTCTTCTAACGAACCACTATTATTCAAATCAATAAAGTGTTCAAATTTATTCTGGTATAGTTCTTTGTTTGTTTGTGCTTCTTTCCACTTCTTCTGTCTTATGGATTCAGCAATCATTTTTGTCAGTTTTTCGTTGCGTTCTTTACTTGTTTCATTTGAAGTTTCAACGAAAACCATTAATGTATCGTATCCTAATTCTTCCAGTTCTTCCTTGATCCAGAACATCTCATTTTGTTTATCGGCAGGACCATTAATAATCAATGGTTTACGAGTTCTAATTGCTTCTCTACGATAATCAGCCGTTCTTTCTGTTAATTTTTGCTTATCGGCTAAGTATTCAAAGGCCTGAACCGAATTGATTTCCACAGCTCTGCTTTCGGCAATTGCTTCACGCAAAATAACATCTTTACCAGAACCAGGTCCACCAGTAACAAAAATGGCTTTGAACATGCCACGATTGACATTTTCGTGTAGACCCATACCACGACGAACATCATGCATCAATTCTTTTGCATGTGTATCGGAAACATGATGTGGGACACCTTGACGGAAAGATGAAAAATCTTTGTTTTTAGCATGTTCACGCATTTTAGAACCAGACATGCCCTCTGTACCTTCTGCATCTGGGTCACGATGGCCAGCAGAATGAACGGTTATCTTTTTGAAATGGTACAATGCACCTTTGTGTGTACCATTATATTGGTGTAGTTTATCATGGTATTCTTTGACACGGTCTGAACCAGCAACCATATGTAAATGAGTTACACCTTTTTTGTGTAACTCAGCTGCATGGTGCAAAAATGTTGGATGCTCTTTTGATGAAGTTGCAAAGTTTGTTCCAGGAGAATAACGCTTTAAGTGTTTGAGTTTTTGTTCTCCACTTAGAGGATTCTTTTTTGTGTCTTGTGAATGTGAAACAACAACGGAATGCTTTCCGCCGACCTTTTGTGCAACACCTTTAACTTTGTCGATTAGTTTCAAGTGTCCTGTGGTTGGAGGATTCATGCGGCCAAAGGCCATCACATGATGGTTTTCTTTAGTTTCTTCTTCTCTTAATAACTGTGAAAATGATTTCATTTACGTACTTTTAACAGATTTATCTTACTGAATTCTTTGCGATTTACTAACTTTGTTGGTTCACCTGCATGATGAACAACAAATCCTTCTGGATCTGTTCTTTTTAGTTTACCACCTTCAACTTCTACGTGATGTTCTAATCCACCTTCATGTTGATTTAATGTTCTAACTAACACATCTTTTGCTTGTTGTAGATGGTGATGCATCTTTAATAAATTATCATATTGTTGTTTATTCTTTTTAATATGATCGACATGTAATTTTGCTTCAGCTTGTTTTCTACCTTGAGCAGCAGGAGTCTTTAATTTTTCACCGGCCTTTTTATACTTATCCTGTATGAATTTTGATAGACCTTCTGCGTTTGGTTTTTCGTCTGTTCTTACTGTATGGTTAATATATTGTTCTAGATGACCGCCTTCACCACTATGTGGACTTACAGCAGAATACATCTTTTGACCATTTTTATCGTGAATTTCTTGTGCGGCTTTAATATGTTTATTGAATTCACCTTGGTCATCAACAGAATAGTGTACTTGTTTGGTATCATGGTTTGGTGAAATTCTCCAAACGTCTGGGTGATTTTTGAAGTTGTGTAGGTCTGGATGCGGATCGGCACTCATGGCTTTTGCAGAATCACCATGATATTGCGTGTGTACCACTACTCCAAGCTTTGCTTTTCTAACCTTATCAGCTTCTTCACCCTTTGCCGTATACTGAATAGTGTTTGGTGTAAAAGAAACTCCTTGTTTTGTTTCTTTCTTATCATCACCAGAGAACATCAAATCACCTTGATAAACACCAGTTTTTGGTGCGACTTTCTTTAGGTGATTCAAAGCATCATGTAACTTGGCCATTAAACCTGGTGCGTGACCATGGTTTTTTAATATATCGGCATGTGTATAGTTAACTTTTGGTGTTTTGTTGAAAGCGGATTTTGACGCAACAAAAAACTTACCTGTTTCTGGGTGATGACCAAACACGATAGATGGTGAACCATCATATTTCATAGTCAAATGCGAACTGTTGCCACCAGACTTAATATGCTGGTGTGCTTGTTTTAATGCGGCTACGGCATGGTCGAAACCTTCTGCACCTTTTTGCAAAGGTCTATCTTCCGCATGAGTAATGTGTTTTAATTTTCCGCCTTCGGCTTCTTCAGCCTGTTCACGGATATATGTGACGAAATCTCTCATTGATACCTTTTGAAATGCAACACACTTTGGTTGCCTGCGGTATATTTATATAAGATTTAAATATACGGTTCTAAACTAAACAAATATTGAAACTGATATATAGCGTCAATAATATTCAATATTGCCATTTCCAGACAACCATCCAAAACAATGAATTTGGTCCAATTCGACCAGATATTCTTTTGGAATATTATGGAAATGTGCATGTTCAGTATCAAAACCTTGTTGAATTACTGGTATGTTTTTTCTAATGACTTCAAGGTACGTGTCTATTAATGATGGACACATAGAAAACATTCTGGTGATTAGAAGATCCGATATTTCTTTATTGTGCATCCAAGTTGGTATTCTTTTCTTAAAAACGAATTTACCAAAAATATCATGTTCTTCTGCATTAAAACCTTCCAACAAAACACTTCTACCAGAAAACTTAAAGATTCTTTTAACCGAACTCATCATTTTTGATGTGTCTGGATTCTGTTTAAGTGTAAGTAATGTTTTGTATAACATTAGATTTTCAGCAAGACCTTTTTGACCAACTTGAGATAGTTTTAAAACATCAGCATCTTGCGTCATATCAATAAAATAATTTGACTTTTCTGCAACTGAAGTTCTTTCTAAATCTGTCAATGCACGTATAGAAGCATCAGTTGTTACGATAATTGCATCAGGAACAATCTTGCGAATTGATCTTAGACCATCTACTGTTTGTTGAAATCTTTCACCGTCACTAAAAGGACTTACCAAAGGTTTTAACGCTGAAGTAACGATGAATAGGTTTTTGTCAGGCATAATCATAAAAAATCACTTAATTTATCATCATTTCTATAAAGATTGATTGCAACTGCCCTTGGATATGGATTTGATTCATTATAATCATTAATCAGTATGCGTTTTGAATTCTGCAAACCACAAATGAGATTGAAACTCATAAACCCAAGGTCATACAACATTTGTCTGGTGATACTGGTATATTCGTTTGGTCTTGCTGATGTAAAGATAAATTGAGCACCTTTGGCTTGTAATTCTAACAATCGTTTGATATTCTTATGCAAAGGAATAGGTTTGCTCTCATAACTATTTGAACCAACACGTGTCTGGTTCTGTATGATTGTTCCATCAATATCACAGAAAATGACTGGTTTATCATTATATTCAAACCAATCATTTGCAGTACCAACATCAACATAATCTGTAATATACTTGTTAGTAAAGATTTGTAGATTATTGATGCAACGACCAATTACATCTGAAACAAACACTTCCCTATTAGTGTTTAATTCTTCAAAAGCCTGTTTATATAACATTGCTGATGAAAACTTATAACCACCGACACAAAAGGTGTCAGACACAACTTCTTTCTCTACGATATCCGTTATTATACCATTATTGTTAGCAATTGTAAAGCTTTTTGATGCCAACTTCTTTAGGATTTCATGTTGTGAAATTTTTGTAACACAAACGTAGTTGTCGCCTTCGGTAATATCATGCTCAAAAAAACTATCACAATCTTTAATGAATATCTCGGAAGTGTGTAATCCTGCGGATTTAATGATTTGATATACTGTGTCGGCCGGACCTCTGGTTGGTTTATCAATAATCACATAATTGATATTGTCAGCCCATTCATGTTGTATCTGTTCAATAACACCATACTTTTCTTCGTGTTCTTTTAATATGCCTATATGAATTCTAAATCCTTTCTGTCTAAAGGTTCTCAAGGCATTCATCAACATCATTTCACCCTTATAATCATATAATAGATATTTGGGCTTCATATTTGGAAATCTGGTAGAAAGACCAGCTGCTGGTACAATTACTTCCATAATCTATGAATCTCTTTCATTAAAAAATTGTAATTATTATCACCACGTTCACAATATTGAATTACTCTCAATAACATTAATATTAATAGTGAATCGTCAATATCTTGTGAAAATGAATGTTTGATTTTTGAATTTAATATCTCTAACTTGGTATCTAGTTTAACTTCCGAGTTGCGTAAAAACCATTTACATTCTATGTCTTGTCTTAGTTTTGCAAGATCGAACACATAAGAATCATATTCTGTCGTGACAGGATCAATCATAACAAAACCTGTGTTTGTGTGCAATATATTTTCTAGTGTAAAATCGCCGTGATATGTGGATTTAGGAAGAACTTTTGGTAATTTTGCAATTAAATCATACTTTGTGAATGGCATATCTTTTGATTTGTCCAACCAAGCCAATTTATTGTAGTATGTTTCTGTGTAATCTTTCATTTCAGATTCATTAGAAAAACTATCCATTGTTTCGTTGATGAAATTGAACAACTGATTGATATTATTATGAATCAAATAATTCTTCATGTCCAAACCATGGATATATTCCATCAGTAGACTATCATCGATTGATAGGTATACTTTTGGAACATGATATCCCAGTTTTGTTAATTCGGACATTCTTTCAAGATTGCGTTTTGTGTTACCGATCTTTTCGACACAATAAACACCTTCAATCTCTTTCAAATAAACTTTTGAACCAGAATGACCTTGTAACTCTTTAATTATTTTTTCCATTGTTCTATATCATCACGAATCAAAGAGTGCCATGTTCCATTATATGGTCCTGGTGGAAATGGATTATTCATATTGACATAGACGAGATTCTCACCACAAAGACCATGATATCTCAAATTGGCTTGCATCAGATTTTCACCAATAAAGTTTGCACCATTTTCATAGTATTCATCTATACGTTCAAAAGTGGACATATACTTTTTCATGTTTTTTTGTGAACTAAATGCAAATTGATCGTTGCCAAAATCTCGTTCTGGTACCATACGACAGTTTGGTATATACAGTTTTGAATTATTCAGTTCTGAAAAAGGTATTACCACATTTAACGCATAGTCGGTCCTTGTAGAAATGACCCAATCATATTGCCCATCAATAAGTTTCAACACCTCATTCTTTGAGTAAAACATTGAATAGGTGAATCGTGGTGGGTGTTTAACTGCATCCGGTGTTCTGGTGTAAATTGAATCGTAATCACACATCAACTTATCTTCAAAAAGATAATCTTTAGGTTTGTATAGTCCATTTACACAAGACACACCTTCAGTTGCGGTTCTTTTCCAACTATGGATATAAACATCAACATCATAGTGATCCAAAAGATTGCGCTTGAAATATTCGTAACCTTTTTCAAACGATCTGGTTTGACCAGAAAAACATAATGCAATTTTCATTTAATCCAATACCAAACATCACATTCTGTTGTTAGAATTTCTTTGCCTACTTTAACAGCAAACTCTTTGGCTGCACGATTGACACCTTCGATGGCGGTAAAATCGTGGCCAGCAAAAATGCCTCCAGGTTTAACCTTGGAATAATAGTTTGCACAGTCAATCGTTAATTGTTCATAGGTGTGTAAACCATCAATAAAGACCAAATCATATTCACCATCACCAAATAATCCGGATGCATCATCAGATGTTTTACGAATGTGTGTAAATCTGTTTGAATAACCTTTTAATCTGTCATTCATTCTTTTACACATTTCTTCACGTTCGTTCATCATTCTGCCGTTCCAGTCTTGGTATTCCATATAAGGATCAACAGAAGTTAAATTCAAAGTGGGATTTGAATCTAATAGAAAATTGGCTGTGTCTCCAATATCACAACCAATTTCAATTGCTCTTGGATTTTTCAAATCTTTAATCAATGCACCTAGACCGTAACCAGAACATTTAAAAGATTGTTGTTGAATACCAAATGCTTGGTTTTCTGTATTAAAAACAATCACATCATTCATGATTAAACCTTGTAGACGAACGAACCACTATCGTCTTGTTGACCAAACTTTTCTTGGACGAACTTTTTCCATTCGGGAACACGATCATATTGGTGAACGATTGGATATACATATTGATCGTGTGTTTTTACCAGTCCATCCTGGAATACAGGTTCAGCCGAAAGCAATTTTGGTCTAAAATCGTTGATCTTTGTAGGATCAGCAACAGTTCCAGCTTCGCAAGCCCAATGATATGAAGCTACAATACTATCTTTAAATGGTTGTGTGTTGATTAAAACATTGAATACTGCCTGATCACAAATTGGAATCGGTCTGTTGATGGCGTTTGTGAAAATGTGAAAAACCATATCCATAACATAATCTGCATGACCACCAAAAGTTCCAACATTATAGATTGGCATATTTTTAAATAAACCATGAACGTATGGTCCATATGATTTGAAAAGATTTTCGTTACCCCAAGGTTCATCACAATATCTTAGAGCTTCACCTGCAATCACTAGTCTTAAATTTCCTGGTGAATCAAAAGCTGTTTCAAAGAAATCGAAAGGACTCTTTTGGAAATAAACATCTTTAACATCTGTCACTACAACATAATGATAGTTTGCCCAAAAGTTTCTTAGATATTCATAGATATAAAGAAAACGATATACGTGAATAGGAATATTATCGTTTTTGGCCATAGGAAAAACAATTACTCCTTGTTCTTCCAACCACTTAGTAGTTTCTTCGGTAGTTTCACCCGCACACAATACAACATCGCAATTTTCACCGCCATGTTCTTTCGCAGATAAAACCCAAGGTTTTAACTCGTTAATACCATATCTTGTAAAACCACCAATAATTAAATTTTTATCCATGGGAACTCTCCATTATATTTTTGTTTCATAATTTCATTGCCTTTTAAAAAGAATTCTGCATTAACAGAACCCGGATTTCCATCAACACGATAGTTAACTGTGTATTTACCAGTACAATCAAATTTAGGAAAATGTTGAGATAACACAGAAAGAAAAACTCTGTCTTGGCCCCAACCGCCATGCCATACACTTGCTAATTTTATCGCAACCGATGTTTTTATGCAATAGCAATTAGTATCTATGTGATTTACTCCATGATACGTTTGCCATTTACCAAGAGATTCGCAATCATCGTTACAAATATAATTGCCTTCTTTGTCACATATCTTACGGAGTGAATAGGACCAATCCAGGTCTTTCTCTTTCATGATTTCGATACATTGTTCTACGTGATCTGGTTCGAACCAACAGTCTTGATCCAGGTAAAGAACATAGTCGGTATTGATTAGGTGTGTAAATGCTGCATAAACACGATGGCCATAGAATCCGTTGGCACCGACATTAATTGGTAGAAAACACTTTTCTAATTTTTTTCTTGATAGAAAATTATCGGTAATAATTCTCGTTTTTGAATGTGTTTGAATACCATCAGCTACAACATAGCACATGGTATCATATGTTTGATTCATCACACCTTTTACAGCATCTTCCAACTCTGGAGAACCCGTGGTTGGTATAATCACAGTTGCACTCATAATATCCTTTATTCAATTATTTTATACGAAACAACCCAAATTCATTTGATTCTTAATTATATTAACCGATTTTCCATCCACCGGTGCAATATTAAACGGAGATTTTTTAGAAGAAGGAATAGAAAACTGCATTTCAAAGGTAAATTGATAGTTGTCGCTGCCCTTATATTGTACACGAATACGATATATTGCTTTTGCTGATTGTCCAAAACGAGGAACATCTTTAAGTTTCAAAGGGTTTGAACTTCCCATCAAATAAAATCCATGTGTTCCAACGTTTACATAGTATGTATCTTTCTTGTTATAGTATTCTTCAATTTTAGAAGCAGAAATTTCACCTTTAATATCAGGAAAAGTATCTCTGTCTCTTTCGTATATTTGTTTTTTAGACATACCTTTTGTTTGTAAAGGTAATAAATCGTCCTTCTCTCTTTTCAGAGGAATACTTTTCCAGTTTTTCTTAAGCAAATCATACACACCAATTTCTTCCGCAAGATTTTTGATGAACATTTTTTCTGCATCATCTTCTTGAATTTTATTGAAAGACCATGGGTTTCTTTTATTTTTCCCGTCATACTTTAACACAAGAGAACCTGCTGATGCAGCTGAAATTTTCAATTCGCAACCTGATTTCTTATTGTTATGTTCCAACATCAAATCAGGCTGGTCATGGCCTGCGCCAGCAGGAACAAAAGATTTTGGAACCAAACCTAATGGTTTTAAAACTTTTGCTGCGTTCTTTTCGTATTCGAAACCTTGTTGTGCCATTATTGACCTTAAATAGAAATATTTATCTGATGATTTGAATATCTTTTCCTGAAGTCCATACTTCTAATTCAGTTCTCAATCGACCTTCATTATATAAAGTTTCATACCGATTGCAAGCTTTGTTTCGCCACCACTCAATCAAATTCTTCAAATGATGTTTTTCATAATTTTCACCAGGTGATAATTTATCAGTTTTACAATTAATATAATCTTTCATATTTTTAAAACCATAGTCAGAATGGTAATATCGCTTCTGTTCTGTCAACCCTTTAGCCTTCTCAATCGTTGATATGAATGTCCGTCCTTCATCAGTATCCTTTAGGGCTGATTTAGTTAGAGCTATAATTCTCATTGTAATCTTAAGCTTTTTACTTGAGGCTTCCGGATCGATAATCTCACCAACTTTACTTTCCACAAAGTTTTTTAGATTCTCATAGGGTTTACCATGCATCATGGGAACAAAGTCACTATCGGTTAATCCATTATAACGTATATATGGTTTCATACCATCATATTGTGATACAGTTTTTGATGATCCATATAGACTTGTTGTTTCAAACAGACACAGATTCATTCCATATTTCTTATTCACAATCTCTCTGACTTCATGTGAGGTACAGATACCTGCAAGTAACTTTCCGCCAAGATAATTGAAACCGAAAGGTTGTGATGGAACAATCACAAAACCCATCAAAGCAGAATCGTTGAATCGTTTGGACCATTCAGGTTGTTGTGTAAAAACCTGACCAAGTAATTCATTACGAGGTTTCATATTGATAACAGGAGAACCAAGGCGGATAAATCCAACCCATTTATCTGTATTGGTTTCTTTTACACCCAATCTTATTTGCCGGCCAACAGGTGAAATGTTGATGTGTGAAGAGGTAATATTCAGTAGTGTTTCCCATTCTGATTGTGCCATACCAACAACTTCAAAATTCATATCTTTTGGATGCATTTTGAAATCAGAAAACAATTCATCTTCCAATGGAAATAAAGGATTAGTTGGCAACTCAGAAAGAGAAGCCAACTTTTGGTCTCTCATGTATTCATCGATGCGATTAAAATTACCAAAGTAATCTTCAAACACCTTTGCACAATATAGTGCATCATCAAACTTTAAATCCATCAAAGCTCTTCTTCATTGGTTTTTCACGATTGCCAAAAGTATTCAGGGGTTTATCTGTAATGCCAGCATCAGCCAGACCATCTTGTGCTGATTGTTCAACATCATATAGTTTCATTTTTGATCTGTCAACACCTATGGTAAATCTCTTATACATTGTTGGATCGGAGTAACGATTCTTCAACTGTTTGACCATAATTTGGCCAAGTTCTTCTAGTTCTTCGGATGTAATCAACGCAAACATCAAGTCGGCGGTAGCTGGCAAACCAAAAGACTCACTTGTGTCCTCAAGTCCGGGATCGGAACTTGTATAACCTGACCGAGTTGTCTGTGTAGCAGAAACAATTGGAACTCCGAATTCAACGGCAAGACCTCGCAATTCTTCGGCAATTGCCTTGACATAGGTATAAGAGTTGACATTAGCTCCGGCTTTAATACGAGAACTACAACAAATATTGAGGTAATCCACAAAGATAATATCAGGAACAAAGCTTTTCTTGAGATTGAGTTCATTTAACAAAGTCCTAAAGTGTGTAACAGATGCGGCCGCAGTTGGATATTCTTTGATAATAAGTTTACCCACAGTCTTTGAACGAACCTTTTCTATCTTTCTATCATACATTTCTTTTGGTAGACTAACCAAATCATCTACTGTTACGTTCAGCAAGTTTGCATCTATGCGTTCAGCAATTTTTTCTTCAGCCATTTCCATAGTGATATACAGTACATTTTTGCCTTGCACCATACAACCAGCGGCAACGTGACACATAAAGAGAGACTTACCAACACCGGTACCAGCAAGAGCGATATTAAGAGTTTTAATAGGAAGACCGCCTTTTGTAATTTTATTGAAGTATTCCAAATCAAAAGGAATTCGTTCTTCTTTTCTATGATAAAATTCAAAACGTTCATCACTATTCTCCAAATAATCGTGGCCTACAGAACTATCAAAACTTACTGCGAGGGCATCGGAAAGTAACTTAGGTATGGACCCCTTATCTTGGGTTTTGTCCTTCCCATCGAGGATTGAAATAGACCCCAATACTGCATTGTATATGGCCTTCTCTTGACAGAATTTTTCGGTTTTATCAACCAACCAGTCAATCTTGGATTGTTCATCCTTAAATTTGACAATCTCCTGTAAACAAGTTTCGCACTTCTCCACTTCATCATCTGAGAGATTTCGCCTTTCTTTGACGGCCAATTCAAGTGCTTCAATCGTTGGTGTAGAATTATAGTCCTCAACGAATTTGGAAATTTCATTGAAGATTGTTCTATCGGTCCTATCCGTGAAGTAGTCGGCTTTAATAAAAGGGAGTACTTTGCGTAAGTATTCATCATTGTAAATTAGATTCTTCAGAATCATTTGTTCCAGTTTCATCAATTATGTCCTGTTCCATATTTTGTGACATTAGTTCGACCAATAGGTCACCAATGTAGTTTTTAAAATCACCGTCTTTTTCTAACTTACCTGGTTTCTTAACTGGTGATTCTATCACATCATAAGCAAAAAGTAAATAGACCTGTTCATTTTCTTCTTTGAATTTAACTTTACCATATTTGAATACGGTATCTTTATATGGTCCATCTAAAAACCTAATGTGAACTGCCGCACCATCTTCTTTTGGATAAATGAAGCAGTAATCTAAACCTTCAATCATCATTCACTCTCTGCAAATGTTTGTTCAATATCGGAATCTTGTAAAATTTCCGATGCAGCAACACGATATTTGCTTTCAACAAAATCACGGAACGATTGTTGTTTTAAAACAGGAATCCAAAACTCAGATGTGTTGGTGTCTTTCTCACGATATTTCTTTTCTTCAACTTCACCAGTTTCAATATTTACTTTTGAATACCACCCATTACTTGGCTTAATAACATGTCCAGATTCAAGAGCAAGGTCAAGTAAACCAGACCACCTATTAATACCACCATCAAAAGATACATTGACAGGTATTTTAGATTTTTCTTTAACATAACGGGATTTTTCTACGTTGATGATGAAATTGTAACCTGTGATTTCGGTTCCGTCTTTTTCTTGTTGACGGCCAAGAATAAAGATGTTATCAGCAGAATAATAAGAACCTGTACCACCACCAACAATATCTTTAGG